AGTTCCAGATGTTCCACCAGTTCCAGATGTTCCACCAGTTCCACCAGAACCAGAAGTTCCAGATGTTCCACCAGTTCCAGATGTTCCACCAGTTCCAGATGTTCCACCAGTTCCAGATGTTCCACCAGTTCCACCATTACCTTTTGTTCCAGATGATCCATCCTTTCCACTTGTGCCGGAAGTTCCTGTATCAGGTAAAGGTGCACTTAAAATTGCAACCCAAGGCAATATACCAGGAATTGGTGATGGAAAAGCGGGTATTAGTCCATTATATGTTCCTGCTATTTTAGTATGATGTGCAACTAATGCATTATACAATGTATCAGCAAACATTTCAAATTCTGGTTGGTCAAATGCCTTTATTAAATCTTTTTCCAATTCCGTAGGTTCTCCTGGAAAAAGAACAGTTGTGCCTTTTAACGGACTTATCGTAGGAGGCAAAGTTGGTAATGGTGTAAATATAGCTTTCAACCAATATGCACAAAATCCAGTTGCCATTAAAATAAAACCTTCTTTTGTATTTGTAGTTTTATTGGTATCAAAAGCTAACTTGATAAATTTTTGCAATGTATCTTTATCACCACTAATAACTGATGAACCAAAAAATGTGCAACTAGAACCTATGTTTGCCAAATCATATGCATCAGCAAGTATTTGTGCAGCGTGGTCTGTATCTGTAACATTATTTGTTCCCATTTCGGGAGTAAGCATCGACTTGAAAGTTGCTGGGTTCATATATTAAGTCTTATCTATTGCACCTTTGCCACTTGACGGCCATCCAAAACGGCATGACCAATATCTTGCCTTATGTCTTGGTCCGGGAGATTGACAATTGTGACGAGCACGAAATGATTTTCTACGAGCTGCATTACTTTTTTTAATACGCATGGTTTTCTTACCACCTTCGCCCTTGTGACCAAAGTTTACTTTTACGATATTACCATTTGGTTTTTTTACATACACGGAAAATTTTTTTGGACCACCCGGTGTTCTGAATGGTTTACCTAATGATACTTTTCTACCACGATATTCTGCTTCATTCATCATATTAGGTTCACTTTCTTGTAAACGAAAATGTAATTCGGTGATTTTACCACAAGCATTTGTAGCATATCCTTCAAGTTGATAGCCAGGATTTACAATAGTTTCTTTTACATTACGAAATCCACCACCTGCAGCTTTGTATGCTTTAACAAGAGCACCTGAAGCATATGCACTTGGCCATACTTTATATTTACTTTTAATTCTCGATTTTATTCTCGAATAAAGTTTCTTATTAGTTGGAACTGCTCTTTCAATTATTACCGCTTTCATAAATTTCTCCGTTTTCTTTTTGGTGGTTCATCAATAATATCTTGCTCATCGTAATCTGAATAGTATTCATCACCTTCTCCATTTTCTATCTTTGTAAATTTGTTTGCAAATTGTTCTGATGCTACTGAAAAAAGACTACCAACTACTATGTAAAGAAAACCATCGAATATAAATTGTTCAACTTTCTTATCATAAAAGGTTGATACTATTGCCATAAATATCATAACACCAAAAGAAAAAAACATCATCACACGCTTGGATGATATTCTACCACTAAAACCACTAAAAGTTTGAGCAACTGGATTAAGTTTATTCAACTCTTTCTCCTAAATCCTTTTCTAACTTTTCAATAAAGTTCTTTCTAAACTCTGCAAATTCATTTTCTATTTTTTCTAACATTTCTTCTTTGTTGAATGGAGTTTTCCATTTTTCAGTATCACCAAAATCATTTGAAAATTCCATGTTTGATAATTCGTTTGCAACTGCATCCTTGTCTTTTTCAGCTTCTGCTAACCAAGCCATTGCGTTTTCTTTCAATTTTCTTTTTTCATATTCATCCCACTTACCTTCCAATCGAATTTTGTGTTCCATTTCAACTACACAATCAAAACACATTCCATGAATGCGACGCATTTTTTCATCTATCTTTTTTGGAAACATACATACACAATTTTCTTTTCTACAATTTGGAAAAGTATTTAAGTAATTATGTAACTCTTGTTGCCATTCTTTCCCAAGTTTTACTTTATACCCATTCTTTTGTTCCCACTCATTTCCATCTTCATCGAACCACTTGTCACCAATTTTGCGGGATATTTTATCTTCTGAATTATCTCCAATATAACCTACCGCAATTTTGTTTTGACTTTCGTGTTCTCCCGCAAGAAGTTTTTTTACATCATTCAAATTATCAATTTTAATGTCCATAACATAACCTTTTACTTTATTATTTCGTTGTAAACTTTGTTCCAAAATTTTCTTGTTATCATGTGGATTGGTCTTAAACCATTTTTATCGGATTTTACTTCTTTCATTTTTCCACGTTTTGTATTGAACTTGGAAACAACCATATTGAATATCTCAACATCAAACCAACCAAATATAGAAATAAAACGAGACTTTAATTCAGCTAATTTAGCACTTCTATCAGCCAAAGCAGAAAAAATACTTTTTTGTGTCATCTCGCCAAAACTTGGAATATTGTAACGAACATGATTAACAATCATATAATATACATACGGATTTTGAATATCTTTGTATGCCAATTGACTACTACCATTCCAACACATCAATCTTTTGTAATCCTTCAACTTTGATACATCGTCTTTATCAACCGCATAAATTACAATGGTGCTATCGTTATCAAATTGTTCGATAACATCTGTTGCATGAAATGGTGTATTTGATTTCATAATCCGCTTAACATTATGACGACGCATAATTGCAGACTTTTCATCAAATGTTAGTGGTTTTTCTATTGGATCAGTGGTATCGTCTGTAACAATATAAACATTTTCTTTATCAAACTTACGGCAAATTCTATCATATTCTTCTCTATGATATATTGCCATCGGTTGAAATTTACCAGGATAAATTACAAGAACATCCTTATCTACCAAATCATTTTCATTGAATATGGCAAGGTTCATTTCCTTAATCAATTTTGTAATTTTGTTATTCATTTTCTGTTCCAGGTTTTACAGGCCAAGATATATTGAAAACATCAACTTGTAAAGTTATATCTCGTAGTAACTGACGATATAATTTCCATTCTTCTTTTTGTTCGTCTGTAAAAGGACTGTCAAGAACTTGTGTCCAATCACTTTCCATCAATTGTATATTCCTACGAGCACGAACATTACCCCATTGGTTATCTATTTCGTTTTGTATATCTTGTTCTGATTTTTTTCTTACAGTTTGATATTCAACAACTTCGTTTTCTTCAACAGAAAAATAAGAACCATCAATAATATCATCCACATCTTTTTGAGCTTCAACAAAACGATACGGATACCAACCATAAGTTTTCAGAGTTTCAACATCAAACAAATGAAAGTTTGAAACATTTGCCCAAATAATAGGTAATGGTCTATTACTTTCTTTAACTATACCATTTTCTACAAATGCATATCTCATTGGAAATTCCTTTGTTCATTAAATATCATATCAATAAATATGATTACTGAATTAAATTCCACAATTTCTTCCAATCAATATAAGGATCTAATTGTCTTTCATAACCCATATGAAGAGCAAGTGACGGTATTGGTGTAAATAACTTCACTTCCCAACGCCAAATATGATTGATAGTAGTTCCTTCTTGTATTTCATTTGCCTCACCCCACTCTGTCATGTATTCAGTTGCACAAGTATAAAATCTACTCCAGAACTTACGGACTATTTCAGGATTACACATAAAAGTAAATGTTGAATACTTGTTTGTTCTCCAATGTCTATCTCTACCGAGAACAACGCGAGTTTCATCAATAAACTTTGGTAAGTAATTATCTGGATCATCGTATGGGTGAATGGCAACTTCTGTTCCTAAATTCGTTTTGAAACGAATGTAAGCGTCCACCATATCAAGTATTGCATTCGGATAATGTAGGTAATCATCTTCCACAAAATAAACTAAATCGGCAGTAGATGAACGACCTCTATCAAATTGTGCATGTCCAGATGCATTCCATCCACGCAATTCTAATGGGTTAAACTCATATGTGTGTTTAGATGTTTTGAAAATGTCATGTAACCCATCGATCAATTTTTGTGATGAATGGTCATCAAACCAAACAAAGTGAATCTTTCCATCATATTGTTCTGCAGACTGAA